TAATGGAAGTTCTCAATGACGCAGAGAGACGCTACTCGAGGAAACTCGTGGATGCTATGCTCCCAGAAATCATTGAGGTTCTCGTGACCATGTGGGAGGATACGAAGAAGGAGACCAAGGACAGGAAGTTTCTGGAAAACTACCGGCAGAATCTCCGTAAGATTAAGGGCGAGTGGTCGAACGTCAAGGTCAAGGAGCACGTGTCAAATATCCTCAAGGCCTGCCCTCTGTTCCCGCGACTTATAGCGGCCGTCTTCGTCATACACGTAAAGATACTGAGTGCGATCAGAATCGATAAAAATTCAAAAAAAATAAATTTAAAGTTGCCGAGCAATGACGTATTCGTTCACACGTCTTTTATCGAGTGCGCCCGGGATCTCTACGAGGACCCATACATTATCACGGATGAAAAGACTATGAGCGAGCGTCGCGAGGACCTGACGAAGCGCTTCACCAAGTGCATCCGCGAGACTATCGAGAATCTGGTTCCGCTCGAAGCAATAATGGACAACTATTTCCCGAAGAATATTGATGATTTCAATATGGGCCAGGATGACGAAGAGCCAGAGGAGGAGCCCGGCGAGGACCTGATACAGGATACACACCAGGAGCCCGATATGGAAGCGGCGCTCGAGGCTTCTGAGGGCCCTCCGCCCGCGGGCACCCCTCTTGACGAGTCAGAGTTGCCTAATCCCGATGAGACTCCTGGGGGCTCCAAAACCATAAATGTCACGCCAATCAATCAAACGCCTCACAGGGAGGAGCTCTTTCCGAGCGCGCCAGAGACTATGAAAAATCCTGCACAACAATAAGAATGGATCAGTACCTTCGTCAGCCTATAAGTGCGGCCGCCATTGCTGGAGTCGTCACAGTCGTCTACCTCATGGGAAAGAACAAGTTGAATGGAAAGACCAACGCACCAAACTCAGAGTATGCCAAGCCAGCCATGCTTGTGGCGATCCTCGTCTACTTCATAGTCGCGCAAGGTTCTGGACATAGGGAGTCTGTGAGTTTAGATCCGTACTGAGATCAGTGCGTAGCACTGGAATCTTTCAAGTTGGGGATCACGAACCTTCGGTTCGGTCTCTAGGACTTAAAAATAAAAATACTTTATTTAGAAATGAGTTCCCTGGATGCATTTAACGAGCTATACTCTGACTTTATTAGTGATCTTGAAGGTGCCTTCCCTGATGACGAATCCGTGAAGGCTTTCAAGGCGGAGTTTGTGACTGCTCGTGAGTCTTCTGTCCGTGGCCCACTCGATGCCTTTATGAAGCTTGACGCCAAGGGTCTGACGGCCCGTGACCCAGCCTTCATCAAGCAACTATCTTTTGCGCCAGTATGGGATGGCGCATCCGACCAGACCAAGCAGGCCATCTGGAACCACCTGAATGGTATGTACATGATTGGAATGACCCTTTCGATGTTCCCGCCCGAGACTCTCAGCGCCATCGAGGCAGCGGCCAAGAAGTGCGCCGAGAGCGGTGCTTTTGACCCTTCAGCCCTGAGTGGTCTTCTATCAGGTATGATGGGCGGCGGTGGCTTCCCCGGAATGGGCGCGCCCCGTCCTCAGCCCCAGCGCCGTGTAGCAAGCGGCTCTCGTCAGAAAAAAAGTAAGAAGTAAATAGTAGATGGATCCTCACGAGATATTTCGCAAGGACAAACTTCTTGAGTTTTGGCCAACGTCCTTTCAGTCGGCCAAGGATCGGGTTGCGGCCACAACTCGTTTTGTCGTTTACGCGATGAGTATTTTGTATCTTATTAAGCGGGATGCACGAATACTCGCCCTAGGTATCCTTGTTTTGGCCGTCCTCTATTTTTTGTATACAAATAATCAGATTCCAGATGGAAAGATCCGTCCGACACAGACAGAGGGTCGCGCCCCGTACTGGGCCCGTGATACAGTGACGATGCCTACCATAGATAATCCAATGGGTAATGTGCTACTAACGGACTATGTGGATAATCCCGACCGCCCCCCAGCAGCCTGGGCCGCAAGCGTCAAGCCCCAAACTGATACTGCTTGGGACTTTATTCATCCTTTCGAGAACAAGAAGGAGGCTCAGCGCAACTTTTATAGTCCAGCCAGTACGACCATTCCGAACGACCAGAATGCCTTCGCCGAGGGTTCTTTTGGAGCCAAGTTCGCACCATTCGCCAAGGATGGTTCAGGTATCGCTGACCTGGACAGCGACCGCTTCCATTTCCCAGAGCGGCCACAGATGCGCGCGGGTAATGGGCGTTAAGGGAAGTGCTATGCACTTGAGAAAAAAACCTCCGCAATCAGTAATGGGCCGAAACCTTATGACCGACCAGCTGACCCTCCAGCCTCGAATCTGGCAGGGGCCAGCGCAAATTATGCTTGCAGATGTGGTCAAGGTGGATGACCGTCTGCGGTCACAGACCACCTCCACGTGGAAGAACCAGTATTGTGAGACACCGTATGATTTCCCGAATCTGTACATTGGCGGGGACCCTTTCCCAGTTCGCCTGTTTGACCCTATCAGCACCTACAGCAATGACCAGAACAGTCGTTTTAACCAGCGCAACCCCACCGTCGTCCCTTACCTTAATCTTCGCCCAAGCCCCTGGGCCGCAATGTCTGGTCCAGGCAGGGTGAAGTACGTGGGTTAAAATATAAACTAAAAGTAATATGGACCCATTGGCTCTAGCAGCAATTGTCGGTCTTGTGTTTGCGGGTCAGAGATTCAGTGATTCTGAATCTGCTGCTCCTGCAACCACTGTACCCATTATGATGACCCCTCATCAGGTGACCCGTCTCGATACAGATCTGGCGTCCGGTGGCGCTCCTGGTATGCGTGCGGATGCTTTCGGTCTTCGGCCGATCAACCCTTTTTTCGGTCGTCGGATAGGGGATGCCTATCTTCCTCCCAAAGAGGCCGTGCCCTCTCTTCAGGATTTTTCGCCAATGGCTAATAGGTACCCGCATGGTCAGCCAGTCTATGACTTGTATGACCGTGAGAACGTTACGAACAAGATGAATAACCTCCAGCCAATGGAACGGATTCGCGTCGGCCCTGGCTTGGGCGCCGCCCCCAATGTTCCAGCCATTGGCGGTTTCCAGCAGTTCTTCCGCGCTTTGCCCAACAATGTGAATGAAGAGAAGCTCGTTACCCTGCCAGGTGGAGAGGGACCAGCCAGCTATTTCGTCCAGAGCGGAGGTGTCTCCTTCCCAGACAAGGGTCTTATTAACGGCCAGATGAGCCACCAGGCCAAGGTAACAAAGACCTGGACCCGCCCGCCTGCCCAGAACAGTGGTCAGGGTCAAGGTATTATCAGGGCTCCAGAGGGGCGTCCAGATCAAATCAAGACCCGTAAGACGACGATTCGCCAGGAGACTGGAATGCGCTCAGGAGATGGTCTGGAGATGGGTCCAGGCCAGTACGCTGCAGTTTATCAGGCGTACAACCCGGCCGTCATGGACACTTCTCTGCCTCACTCGACTGGTAATCGCGTGAATCCTGATCGGGCTGGAAATGGCGGCCGTATGAATGTTCGAGCCGATCCCCAGGGAGCAAACGGGGCGGCGACTCGCACACGCGCCGAGTCTATTCCTCTTCGACCGGGTCCAATGGACCTCCACGCAGCAGGTGGCGCCGGGCCGTACAAGCCTCCGGAGAACTGGAATCTCAACAACAACAAGAGCGAGCCGAACCCTCTGGCCTCTCAGCGCAACCTCAACATTGCCCGGAACCAGGTGGTCAACAACCCCCTGGCGATCCCCGCGTGGGCGACTGTGTGAAAAAACTAGATGTCCTTAGTAAATGAGTGGAGGTATTGTCCAGCTCGTCGCTACCGGTGCTCAGGATACTTGGCTTTCGGGCAAGCCTGAAATTTCCTTCTTTCGTTCCAACTACAAGCGGTACACTCACTATGCGGCCGCTCCGGAGCGCCAGACGATCCAGGGAAACCCGTTCCCTGGTTCCATCTCAACCATCCGTATCGAGAAAAAGGGAGACCTGCTGTCCTACATGTACCTGACGGCCCGTGACCTCAATGGAGCTCAGGTTTGTAACCTTGATTGGTCAAAGGTTATTGACCGCGTGGAGCTCCTCATCGGCGGGCAGGTTATTGATGTTCAGGACTACAACTACATGGCTGATGTCGAACCCTGTACTGGAGCTCAGAATTACAACCAGCGTTATCTGAATAACGATCCGACTCCCACTCCCACGACCAACCTGACTGGCCCGACGAATAAGGCGGCCAACTTTTTCCCCCTCAAGTTCTTCTTCTGCAAGGACTGGTCGGTGAGCTTGCCCCTTGTGGCCCTGCAGTACCACGATGTGGAGATTCGAATCACTTGGTCATCAAACCTGAACTCGCTTGTTCCTAATGTTCTCCCGAGCGGCGCAGGCCCGTCGTCCCTGTCTCTTGGAAACGCCTACGCAAGTGCTAACCTGTTCCAGTCTGTTAGCACGGTTGGCGTGGCTGGCCTTTCTCTCCAGTCGAATACAACCAATCTCGTCCTGACTTCTAACACCATCAGCGGACCCATATTCCCAGGAATGGTAGTAGGCAATGTTCTATCATCGAATCTCTTCTATTCAAACGGCCTTGGTGTCATCCAGTCACTAACTGCAAACATTTTCAATAATAATTCAGGAAACACGTACTCGAATGCCATCATCTCCTTTTCCAACACCGCCAATAGTTCCATAACTGGAGACTATCTGAATGGAAGTTATCTAAACTTCTACCTCGCTCCTTCTCAAGCGACAGTTATAACAGGAAGCATAACGGCTGCTCAGGCGGCCGTGGGTACCGCCCAGCTGAGCATCACCAGCCCCCTTCGTTCTACGGGAACTCTCGTAGGATATGGCGTTCTAGGTCTCCCTATTCCGGGTATAGTTTACGTGACAGCCTCCACGGGTAACAGCATCAATATAGCCTTTACATCCGTGACTGGAGCTATTACGATACCATACCAGACAATAGTCTCCTTTGTACAGGGCAACTACACATCGACCACTACTTATTCCCAGCTGAGCTATCAGTGCTGGTGCAACTTTGTCTATCTCGACCAGTCTGAGCGTGAGTATTTTGCCCAGGCGACCCATGACCTTCTGATTACTCAGGTTCAGCGGGTTCCCATAGGTCAAAACTCTGTACAGGAGATGGCCCTGGCTCAGCCGGTGAAGTTCCTAGCCTTCCAGTCTCAGGCGTACGGAGCCATCTACAACTCGGGACTGGCCTCGGCCTCCGCCACCAACTACCAGATGAAGGTGCAGATTAACGGTGTTGATGTGGGTGAGTCCCGCCCACTTCCCGCGTGGACGGATGCGAACCAGTACTACCACACTTCGTACGGGTACCTTGCCAACAACATCGAGACGAGTATCCTGGTCATACCCTACTGCCTCGACACGTCCAAGCTGCAGCCAACTGGGACCCTCAACTTTTCTCGGCTAGATACATACCGTCTCGTGGTTCCGGCGGTACTCAGCGGCGGGCTAGGGGCCCTGGCAAACCCGGGCGTCGCATCCCCATACATTTACGCAGTCAACTACAACGTGCTCCGTCTCCAGAAGGGCATGGGCTCGGTGCTTTACGCAAATTAAATACTTTGTATTTTTCAAATGCAGATGTGGCCGTGGGTCCTCCTTCTGGGTCTCGTGTTTTTGATTAGCTACGATCCCGGCTCGCGTAACCTGGCCAATTATTTTGACAGCCCAGTAGTAGAGCGTGATGGATCCATCACCGAGGCGGAACGACCTTCCGCACGAAAGGCATAAGAGTATAGCGATACCTGT